GTGCTCCAGTCTATAACTGTACAGTATCAAACGGCGGCACTGACATCGCTGTTCCTAGAAGCCAGTGGAATGGCGTCAAACTCGACGGCACATCAAGCAGTGGTATCGTAGCAGACCCAACCAAGATACAGTTGATCAACATCGAATATGAATGGTATGGTGCGGGACAAGTCAAGTTTGGTTGGGTGATTGACGGTTCCACTCACATAATACATACTCATAAAAATGCCAACAGACATGACCGACCCTGGGCACAGACTCCCTTCCTTCCCATCAGGATGGAAATTGAAGCACTGACCACGGTGGCGGGTGGTCCATACACCATGCTACAAGGATCCAATAGTGTTATATCAGAAGGCACGGTGGGCAAACTTGGTATCGCCCAAAACATCAGTGCTCCTTTCTACGGCACACGAATGGCAAGTGCTTTGACCACCGCAGGGACCAAGGACAATTGGTATCCCATTTTGAGCATTAGACTAAAGTCCACAGCACTGAACGGAATCGTGTTACCACAGATGTTCCAAGTCGCTACCATTGACAACACCAACGTGTTTTACAAACTGGTGCGTAATGCTACAATACCAGCAGCAGTCACGGCAGGTGCAGATGGTCCGCAACCTTGGCTGGACCATCCAGACCCGAACGGATTCACACAGTATCAGACCTATATCAACCCAGCCAACATCACTGAAGCCAATCACGGCAGTGTGCTTGATAGTGGGTTCGTTATCGCAGGTGGTGGAGGCACAGGCGTCCAGTTAGAGGCAAAAACAGCATACCAAATCGGTAGGACCAACCTGGGGACAGTCAGTGATACATTCACCATCCTATGTGCTTCAAACGGCACGGGTAAAGACGCACTGGCATCATTCACTTGGATCGAACAACGCTAGGGTTTATGAGGTGAGATAATGTATAGAAAGTATATCAACATAGTAGAAGCGGCCAACAAGGGCTGTCCCATCGCAACCTACGACATTGATGTCAACCTAAAGAATCGCCAGAAGGCCATAGACGAATATCACTATGGTCCTGCCAATCCAGATGAGCCAGAATCATATTGGAAGGACGCTGCCAAGCGTTGGGACATCGCAGAGAAGACTGCGAAAACAATGAAGTGCGAAAACTGTGCGGCGTTTGATGTTTCAGACAAGATGTGGGCATGTATCGAGGATGGTATCAAAGGTGATGAGAAAGATGCTGATGCTATGGCTACCATACACAAAGCAGACTTAGGCTACTGCAACTTCCTACATTTCAAATGTGCAGGCACACGTAGTTGTTCTGCTTGGGTCAGTGGCGGTGCCATTGATGATAAAGATAGAACTGAATAAGGAGATAAAAATGCTTTCAATGCTAGATCAATATGATGGTAATCCTAATTATAGAAAATTTTTAGTAAACCTACCTAATTTAAATTTGAGTAACGAAGTTAACGAAAACGGAAGTTTAACTGACAATGTTATATCAAAGATACTAAGGACAGTAGGTAGTAATTTACATCAAGCTATGGTTTTAGAAAACGCAGTGGAACTAAAATTTGTTTTACATAAATCAGAAATCACTGTTGAAAATCTACAAAAAATGGTTCAAAGTATAGGAAGTTCTGTAGGAACAGATTCTTATGATCTAACAGGTTTAACCGTAACAGAATTATAGAATTTTAGAGGAGCGACAGATGGAAAACTATATTGACGACATCGAAGCATATCAGAGATTAGTACCACAGTGCAAGTGCTGGCATCCTAAGCACTGCGGACATAGCTGTATGGAATCTGGTTGCGATTGCACAGAATGCCAATGTCCGATCTGTTTATCAGAAGCAGAGAAATAATATGTTCCGTAGGCGGAATGTAACACTGATTAATGAGCCAGTGTGTCGAAATTCTGTCGATTCTCTAGTCGCAGATGATTTCCGTTACTACGACAAAGATGGATTCGAACTCAATAAAGCCGAACAAAAATTTTATTCAGCTAACGGTTTGCCTGTCATAGACTGCCTCAATCACTTATGCTGGCAGGAACCTTGGTTTGAGATGGAACAGGATGCAGACGATCTAATACTGGATCACTGCATGTTCTTATGCCGTGCTAGCTACGACGACGATGCTTTAACACAATTAAAAGAGTTTAAAAAAACCGTGCCTACTGCTGATTTGCTGATACGCACGAGACAGAAGTGGGGATTCGATTTCAATCTCGATGCAGTCGCAGAAGACGGCACGGTCTACGAAGTACTACACATAGAGTATGACAACTACGACTTTATAACCTTCCGAGAGCAGATGCTGATATTTGATGTCAAAGTGCGCCACACTGACTGGCATGACTGTGCCCGGCAGGTATGGGCTAAACGTGATGAGTGGCAGCACCTAAGTGGATTTGCACAGAATGATTGGAAGAGTTGGTTCCTATTGGGTTGGCGTAAAGCTGAATACACAGAGAAGAGCATATAAATAACAGCATACTTTATAAAGGAGCGGTAATGAAATACCTATTATCAATCATACTAGCGGCTGTGATGATCACCCCCGCACTAGCAGCTAAACAAAAAGAAGGTGTCGTTTACGATGCCAAACTAACAAGACTAATTGACGGAGACACGGTAGCTTTCCGTGCTGACTTTCTGCCACCACCTCTCAAGCCTGAACTGTCCATTAGAGTATTCGGAGTGGACACTCCAGAAAAAGGACACAGAGCACAGTGCGACAAAGAACGAGCTGCTGGTGATGCAGCCTCGGCCTTCACTAAGAATGCCATTAAGAATTCAACTAAACACCAAATCGTCCTCTATGGATGGGACAAGTACGGTGGTCGTGTTTTGGGAGATATCCTTCTAGACGGCCAGAGTTTAAGAGCAATGTTGATCGCCAACGGTTTCGCCCGTGAGTATTACGGAGAGAAAAAAGAAAGTTGGTGCGACTAAAGAACTCACCTTAGGACCGTTTAGTTACGGTGAGTGGGCGGCTGCTGCCCCAGGAATGATAGTAGGAGTCGTGCCCGAGGGCATTCCAGGAAGTGAGCAAATTTCTTTAGAATTTTAATATTTGTAATAATGCTGTAACATTTGCGTGTTTAAATATTTTTATGATTGCAGATAGGATTATCATGCTCTTGTTGTGGGCAGTTATTTTAGAATCAATTATTATTATTTCTTTAAGCATTGGTGGATTTTTTTACAGTGCTATCTCTACTTGGATTTGATAATGAAAGATAAACTTGTTAAAAAGGTAAAGAAAATGGAACTCAATAATCCCCTAATCACCACTCTCATTGGACTGGTGATTTTTTATATCGGTTTAAAGATGTTTAGTGGTGGTATGAAATCGATGGGTAATATTGATCATTTACAATGGTTTATATCAAGTCCGATGTATATGTTCTTTGGTGGTATTATTATGACACTACTTTGGCAAAGTTCTAGTTTGAGCACAACAGCAATCATAGCATTAGTTGCCAGTGGTGCAGTTCCTTTACCGGCAGCGATTGCGGCAGTGTTAGGAGCGAACATAGGCACGACCGGTACAATTTGGATTGCTGGATTGTTAGTTGCAGATGGTATGCCACAAGGTGACACTTTACGAATAGCATTAGTTCACACTGGCGCTAATCTTTTAATGGCAGTAACTCTACTACCTTTTGTGCATCATATTGCTAGATTTTTAGCAAAATTCTAATTTTCTATCAGCTTTCCTATAAATATTTTTATAGGAGGGTGAGCTATGAAACAGAAGCGATTAGTCCGCGAACTGTATCAGGCTTGCCGCGACCACGACGATAAAAAGATTAGAGAGCTCCGTGAAGAAGAGTTCCGCAAGATTTTCAAGCGTAAGGCCGAAGGCAAGCCTTTTAACACACGCTGGACACTGATAAAACTTTAACCTACGATACGCTCGTAGATCTCTTTCCAGTTTCTAACACGAGGGATCTCCGAGTGTTCGTAGTCCATATTGTGCCCGTGTTCCATCAACAATGGACGGAGTCCTACATCCAATCCTGCTCGGCAGTTATCGATCTTGTCCTCGATCCACCAACAGCCCGTATCACGATAATGCTCTAGCACACTGTCTTTGTCAGCGCCAGTGTCTAGGTAAACGAACTTTTCAAACGCTGTCTTGCCAAACAGTTTCTGCAGGTTCATAGTACGAAGTTTCTGTGCGTTTTCATTTTTGCTCAGTGATGTGATGCAGTGGAACACATAGCCGTGTTCTTCGTGCAGTCGTTTTACATAGTACATACTATCACGCAGAGCAGGTAGAAATCCCACTGATGCTGATTCATTAAAGATCTTGATCAGCTTTTTGCCCTGTTCTGGGTCGATGCCGTAGCGTTTGCCAATATTATAAATGAACTGGCCACCTTCTTGTTTTTGGAAGCCGTGTTCCTGCATCCAAATATCGAAAGCATATTCCCAGTCCAAAATAACGCCATCTGCGTCTGTTAAAATTACTTTATCTTTCATACTATAATTATATACGCATATTATCTTTTTGTCAACCTGTGCTGTACTGCCATAAATAACTGACACAAATTAGGAGGATCCAAAATGGAACCAACACACTCACAGACAGCAGATAGACAATGGAGAGCCTATCAACTACAAAACGATTGGGCTACTAAAGATAGATGGAAAGGGATTACTAGACCCTATACAGCAGATGAAGTAGTGAGCCTACAAGGTTCGCGAGTTTATCCAGATCAGTTTGCTGTCGACCAAGCTAACAAATTATGGACCTTGCTCCATAAAGAAGACTATGTAAACACCTTAGGTGCTCTCACAGGAATGCAGGCACTACAGCAGGTCAAAGCAGGACTCAAAGCAATATACCTATCAGGATGGCAGGTAGCAGGTGATGCTAACTTAGCCGGAGAGATGTATCCAGATCAATCGTTGTATCCAGCAGACTCTGTACCAGCAGTGGTAAAGAAGATCAACAACACATTCCGCAGAGCAGATCAGATACAGTGGATGGAAGGACACGGCGATCGTGATTTCTTCGCACCCATCGTTGCTGATGCTGAAGCAGGGTTCGGTGGTGTGCTAAATGCTTTCGAACTGATGAAGGCCATGATCGCCGCAGGTGCCGCAGGGGTTCACTTTGAAGATCAATTAGCGTCTGCCAAGAAGTGCGGACATATGGGAGGGAAAGTCCTTGTACCAACCAGAGAAGCAGTCAATAAACTTGTTGCCGCTCGTCTCGCTAGTGATGTTATGGGCGTGCCTACTCTTGTTATTGCACGAACTGATGCCGAAGCCGGTGACCTTATCACTAGCGACGTTGATGACAATGACAAGCCTTTTCTTACTGGCGAAAGAACTGTTGAAGGATTCTACAGAACCCGCAACGGAATCGACCAAGCAGTCAGCAGAGCAGTCGCCTACGCACCCTACGCAGACCTCGTGTGGTGCGAAACAGGACGGCCTGACCTCGAGTTCGCCAAAGAGTTCGCAGAGCGAGTCCACAAGCACTTTCCAAATAAAATGCTAGCCTATAACTGTTCACCTAGCTTCAATTGGAAGAAGAACCTAGACGACGCTACTATTGCCAAGTTCCAGCGTGAACTCGGTGCTATGGGCTACAAGTTCCAGTTCATTACCTTGGCAGGTTTCCATAACTTAAACAACGGTATGTTTGAACTGGCACACGGTTATGCCCGCAACGGTATGACAGCATTTGTTGAAATGCAGGAGCGTGAGTTCGCTAATGCTGCCCTAGGATTTGAAGCAGTCAAGCATCAGCGTGAAGTCGGTACTGGCTACTTCGATCGTGTAACAACCACTATCGAAGCAGATGCATCAACACAAGCACTGAAGGGATCAACCGAAGAGGAGCAGTTCCATTGATATACATTCCAGTAACTATTTTTGATAATTTTTTAAATGACCCAGATAGTGTTAGGAATTTTGCTTTAGAAACAGAATATCATCGTAGTCCTGGTCATTATCCAGGACTACGCTCTGATAGATTAGACGTCATAGCTCCCGAACTCGAACGTGATTTTAGCAAGAAAGTTATTGAAACAGTATTTGATACCCACGAAGCTGACTATTCATGGAAGATTGAAAGCTCTTTTCAATCTATACCTGAAAAGTTTAAAGAAGGATGGGTTCACGACGATACCAGTCCAGATGGATGGAACATTGCTGGAATATTGTATTTAAACCCTTCCGCCCCAATGAATAGCGGGACATCGATTTATAAAACGATACCCGGATTCGATTATAGATACGTCGATATCAAAAGATACAGTAATATCAAACATAAGTTCTTTAGAGGCGAATATGTGTCTGATTATGACCAAGAAAGGAATTATTTCAATTCTCTTTTCCGGAGAACTGTTGCTGTAGAAAATATCTATAATAGACTTTTAGTATACAGCGCATCTGAACTACACAAAGCCGATTTTTTCTTTGGAAATAACATAGCAGATTCCAGATTGACTCTGATGTTTTACATGAATGTATCGAAACTAGAAAAAGGACCAACTGATGTTAGAAACGATCTGTGATATTTTAGTAGAAGCCTACAAGCGTAATTGGATTACCAGCAGAGACGGCAACGTCTCTATCCGTCATCACGACAGAGATCACTTTTATGTAACACCATCAGGAGTCCGCAAGCAGACTCTACAACCAGATCAGTTTAAAAAAATAAAGATAGTGCATGGATTTTTTGGCCAACCTCCTCGCCAAGTCTACGATTGGACGGAAATGCCTTACAGCGATATTTCTGTAGGATTAAAACCCACAGGCGAAATGCCTTTGCACTTCGGACTACAGCGAGAAATAGGTACACATGAGGTTCGTGTAGTCACACATATCCATCCTACCTACATTGTCGCTGCCATGCATGCCGGCATCGAACTTTCGGAATTAGTCAAGGACTTTCCTGAACTAAGCCGTTATACTCGTGTAGCGCCTAATGTAGGAGATGTGCCTCCGATCAGTCAAGAACTAGGCGATCAGTGCCATGATAAACTAGGGTTAAATCCTAAAACAGGAGAACTTAAATATGATATCGTGGGTATCAAAGGACACGGTGTAGTCGCTATAGACGAAACCCCCTGGAGATCCTTCGAACATATAGAGCGTTTAGAACACATCTGTAAAATCGTTCTGGCCTCTGGGAACTTTCATTGATAGAAATATTTCTTCTTTATGTTCTTCCTGCGATTGGCATCAGCATCCATGTTTGGGCGCTGTGGGAGATTTTTAAATGACAGCAATTATCTATACCCTGGTGATGGTACAAATCACCATAGCGTGTGTTACTCTCTACTTACATAGATCGCAAGCACACAGAGCAGTACAATTCCATCCTGCGGTTGCACACTTTATGCGCTTCTGGTTATGGCTTACAACAGGTATGGTCACCAAAGAATGGGTGGCTATACATCGCAAGCATCATCAGGCTGCTGACACAGAAGAAGACCCACATTCACCTAAACAACACGGTATCTGGCGTGTGCTGTTCGGCGGTGCTTTTCTGTATCACCGAGCCAGCAAAAACAAAAAACTCGTCTACGATCTAGGACACGGTACACCCGAAGACTGGATCGAAGAAAACTTATACACCCCGCACAGTCGCCTAGGGATTCTTTTAATGTTGATCATAGATCTTGTTCTTTTTGGCCCTGTGGGATTCGTGGTCTGGGGTGTCCAAATGCTTTGGATTCCCTTATGGGCTGCGGGAATAATCAACGGTCTTGCCCATTGGTGGGGATATCGCAACTATGATGTCAAAGATACTAGCCGTAACTTATGGCCTATAGCTTTCTGGATCGGTGGAGAAGAATTACACAACAATCACCACGGCGATGGAACATCGGCTAAGTTTAGCAAGAAATGGTGGGAGTTTGATATTGGATGGCAGTATATAAAAATACTGTGTTTCTTTAGATTAGCCAAAGTTAGATCATAAATTTTTGACATTGACAAATATACTTTAAATTAGTATAATACAACATCAATTGAAAACTTCGTTTTTATGCTAGAAGAAAAAAACATTCAATCTAAAAAATACCAGTTAGGGCAATTCTTCACACCCACTGATCTCGTAGAGGAAATCTTAGATCAATTATCAGTTGATGCTGATGTAATCATAGAACCTAGTTTTGGAGGGTGCGGTTTTATCGAACCTATGATAAATCGTTATCCTAATTCAAAAATAGTAGGTATAGAATTAGATACCGAATGGTTTGATAAAGGTGTAGAAAGATTTCCAAATTTAAATTTGTTTAATAAAAATTTTTACGACGTCGATAATGAGTTAGTTTTTGAGCAAAAGAAAGTTACTTTTATCGGAAACGTTCCATTTCGAAGTCCTGCATATAGTCTCACCACACATAAAAAATATGTAAAATCATTAGCCCATCGGTACGGAGTTACCGGAATCAGAGAAGAAGCTGTTTTCTTCATTATTAAAACTGCTGATATCATGATCCAAAATGATTACAAAGGCGGTATTCATTATATTATTCCTAAAAGCCTTATCACAAATAACAGTAAATTTTTTACACAATTTAAAAAGTTTTTAAAAAAATACTTTAAGATCGTTAAAGTTTTTGATGTCGCTCCGAGTAAATTTGAAAATGTAGCACAAGGTCTTATTGTTTTGTCGATGGAGATAGGAGGCGACGAAACAAATTATGATGTGGATCACAATGGCAACTTTGAACCCGTTGATTCTGTACTTCAGATGGAAGATCCAGACATCCCCTTCCAACGCATTTTTAAAAGAACATATTTAGGAAGTGTCCCTGCCGAAAGTTTTCTGTTGAGTGTCGCAGGTGAGACAAAAAAAGAATTTAAGAAAAGACTTGAAAAAATCTTTTCAACACCGACTACGAGTTTATCGTTAAAAAACGATCTTCAACACAACAAAAAATATCATCTAAAAGTTTTATCTAATTCGGATACAAATAAAGTCAATGACAAACTGCAACAGATAGCTGACTACATAAACGAAGTAAAGTCAAAAGTCGATGTGAAGATATTTTCAGATATAAAAAATTATCAAATCATCCAGCACAGAAAAGATACTAGGTTTTATTTTAGACACAAAGATATTAAAAAATGCAGCTTTGTTTACGAATTGAACCCGAATCCAGAACCTAGTTTTTATTTTACATCAAACCCATCAGACGGTAGTACTGACTATTTTGGGTATTGCGATTATGATATTACTCGTACTAGCAGTCCAGGATGTTGCAGAACAGTGCCGCTAAGTAACATCGAAGATAATTTACAAGACGATTTTAAAAAATATTGGAAAGATAATCTAGGAGAGGAAATTCCTTTAGAACTTGTGTTCAGTTATATCAAATACGTATCAGAAACTAAATGGTATAAAGAACAAAAAAAGATTAGACGGAGATTTTATTTCTGTATTCCAAAAATATTTTTAAAAGACTGGCTAACAGAAATTGATGTAGACAAGGAAACAAAAATGATTTTAAATTACAAGAATAAATCAAAAGAAAGTTCTACTGATATCGTTAGCCGAGATAGCACAGAAAATATTCAAGATAAGTTCTCTGACTTGTTTAGTTTTGAATAAGAGAAAGGGCCATAAAGGCCCTTTCTTATTATAAACATAGTATCGGTGCTATGCACCTTCCTAGTATAAGATTTTTACTTCTTAGCTGCTTGATTTACAAAAGCGTACATCTTTTCAGCAGTTTCTAATACTTTGTCCAGCCCTGGAAACTCGGGCATAGTAACAGTATTGACGATCTGACCAGTCTTCTCATCACGCTGAGCAGACATTTCCCAACCTTGCCACTTGTAAGTGTATTCGGCTTGGACGATGTCTTTGGCCATATCTAAGATCTCTGTACGGATCTCGTAACCGTTCTTGTTAAATTTAACTTCTGGTGTTTTCATTTCTGGTAATTTAAAGTCTGACATAATAATCTCCTTGTGTGTGTATGTCTTATTCGGCTTCTTTTTCTACTTTGTAGGGAGCCTGTGAAGCCTGCTCCTTCTGTGGACTAAGATTGTCCAAAGAATACTTAGCAAGATCGATAGCATTACGTACTAGCATCTTGGCAAAATCTGTCTGGGTATTTATATAGCGTTCTGCGACACGCCGCAATTCTGGATCTTGGACGATCCTATTGAACACAGACTTTTTAGTAGTCTGTACGGTATCGATGAAAAATTCTGGTGTAAACATTTTTAATACTCCTGTGTGTGTCTAGTTTATTATATATCTCTTTTACGAGATATCAAGGTAAAAATTCACCGTTTTGTTCCCAGTTGAGGTAATACCACCGCCAACCGGGCCCATAACGCATTTTATAGTAAGTTTCTACGTTCTTACCTATCCAATAATTGAATAGATCTATATGAATCAAGGATGGACCTCTGTGTCCTTTTCGAACAATCTACGAGCTTCCTCGTACTTACCAGCTCTTACTAACTCGTTAGCCGCTCTAGCTCTGCCTACGGATTCAAAAAAATCTAATACGGATTTCCAAAATGATTTCATTCTATTCTGCTCCATGCACTGTTTTTCATTGCTTCTTTGGCACGGGCCATCTGTGCCTGTTCAAAATAGTCTAATGCTCTTTTAAAAAACTCTTTTATCTTACCTAACATTATATTCTCCTCGTGAAAGTTTTAGGTCGAACTCCCTGGTAAGGCGTTCTACATCATAGATACTTTTTGGGTAACCTGATATGATATATCGCTCCATCATAGAGCCATATGAGAACTGGTCAAGCCAGCGTTGAAATAACTTCTTAAACATCTGTGTATCTCCTGTGTATCAGTATTTATACTGAGAGATGTGCGACCGCACATTTTGCTATAATTTTTTTAATAATAGGAAAAGGTTAAATATACAATAAGGATTTTTATGTAATGAAATTACGAACTAGATCTATATTACAAGAACTGAACGAAATGGCCGCTGTCCGTGACAAAGACAGCATCGTGGAAAGCAGAGCTACAAATATTATAAATTCTGCTATAAATCTAATCGAAAGCCTAAAGAACTATTATACTCCAGAGCAGGCTGATGAACTAGAAAGAAGATTCATCAACGCTATTAAAGGACAAGATCCCGCTAAATTTACTAGGGGTGTTCGTAAGATTACAGAAAGTAGAAAACAGAAACCAAGTTTTGACAAAGATGACGAATAATTTATTTGAAGGCGGAAACGTATTTAAAGGGCCTGATAAAGAACCTTTGACACGCAGAATCAACAGAGACGAAATACCTTCTACTATCGCCTATCTAGAAAAGGAAACGGGCATAGATTTCTCTATGGACAAAGACGAAGAAGGTGTTCCTATTAAATGGTTAGGAACTACTGGTCGCAAAGCCGATAGCGGAGATTTAGATCTCAGTGTTGATGCACGTGAAATCGATAAGAAAGAATTAGCTGCAAAACTAGTCGCAGCATTTGGCAAAGATTCAGTAAAACTCAGCGGAGATTCAGTACACCTAAAAACTCCTATCAACGGAGATCCGAATAACGGATTCGCACAGACAGATTTCATGTTTAGCGACGACCCTGCTTGGCAACAATTTTCAGTAAGAGGCGGATTGCCCGATAGTCCATACAAGGGTGAGCATAGACATATTTTGCTATCTAGCATAGCCCGTGCTCGCGGATTCAAATACAGTTATAAGAACGGATTGGTAGATCCAGAAACAGATACGACTATCACCAAAGATCCTAATAAGATGGCTAAAGATCTGTTAGGACAGACAGCTACAGTGAATGATATCAAGTCTGTGGAAAGCATTTTAAATTACATCAAGAAGCTGCCTAACTACGAAGAATTAGTCGCAGCAGCCCGTGAAACTCTAGGCAAGCAAGGTGTAGAGCTACCAGAGAACAAAACCATAGAATCTTTCCAGCCCGGTAGCATAGGCTGGATGAGACAGATGATAGAGATCTGTAAATGAGATTCTGGGAATTTTTAACAGAGGCCGAAGCACCTGCTCCTAAGAAAGTAGGTCGCGAGTTTAATCACTTAGAAGATCTAGTATTCACAGAACCTAACGGTGCGCAACGTGCAGTCAAAGTACTGAAAGATCTCAGCAGCCCTGAAAAGAAGATATCTATCAAGTGGGACGGTAATCCTACTGTCTACTGGGGTCGTGACGAAGATGGTACCTTCCGCATGGTGGGTAAGAACAATTGGGGCAGAGAAGAAGGTAAAAGTTCTAGCCCAGAAGAATTACAGCAGTTCATCATGAGCCGAGGTAAAGGCGAAGATTGGCGTGAAAAATTCGCCGGAGATATGGCTGCTATGTGGCCTGTGTTCGAAAAGGCCACGCCCAAGGATTTCCGTGGATATGTCTTCGGAGATATCTTATTCCATCCAGGTAAACCTTACCAAGGTGCTGACGGACGAATGAGTTTTACTCCCAATCAAACCACATATTCAGTTAAAGGTACGAGTGAAGTAGGACGCAGGATAGCCAAAGCCAAAGTAGCTGTGGCAGCACACAAAGTATTTGAATACTTCGGAGATAAGTCAGGACAAGACTTCGATCAACCAGAAATATTCTCAGCGAATCCAGAATTAGTAGTGTTTGGTCAGACCTACGTTGCTACCCGACCAGCGGTCAATGCCGACAACATAGGAGCTATTGAAAAATTAGCCAATCAATTCGGAGCTAAAATTGATAAACTTCTAGCACCAGTCGCCGGACTCAGCGATCTACAGACTATAATCTATACCTTTGTAAACAATCAGTCTAAGGCCAAGGCTTTAGATAAGATCGATACAGAAAGTTTCTTCCAGTGGTTACAAGGCAGCAAGGTTTCAGCCGGTAAGCAGGCTAAGATCTCAGAACTAAACACAGCTAATCCCGGAGTCATGAACGGAATGTTCACTCTAGTAAGAGAAATTATGAAGGCCAAAGACGAAGTGATCCGTGAGTTAGATGCTGCTGAAGGCGATATTACAGCACATACTGGTGGTAAGCCTGGAGGAGAAGGATATATGAGCACCGACGATGCTGTCAAGCTAGTTCCCAGGGATCGTTGGACTCCATATCGCGCAGATTAGCGCCTAAACTCCTGGTTTTTTCCAAAATCGATAAATAAAAATACAAGCCACCCACGGAGCGTGGGTATTGATTAGATAAAGGAGAAAAATCATGGCAGATCTAAGTTCAGTCGCACAAACAGTTTCTAATGCTGGCGCAACAGTCGCAACACTAGACGACAACTATCTCAAGCACGTTATCAACCAAGCTGACGTTGGTCGTGAGCTTATCGTTAAGATTTCCGCAGACGCTGGAATGACAGACAACGAGCTAAACGCAGCAATCAAGTACATCACAACCAGCCACGGTTCGTCAGGTTCCGGTGACAGCGCATTCGTTGTAGCCGCAGTTGGTACAGCTACTGGTGCTGCTTTCTCAGCAGGTGTAACACAGGTTGTGTTCCTACGTTGCCAAGGTACAGGCGACCTAACAGTTGCTTCTGTTAAATCAGCTGCTGAAGCTGCTGACAGTGGTACAAGCACAACTTTCACAGTTAGCATCGAAGCTATCTTCACACCAGCTAACTAATTAGTTTTCCTAGGGATGGGAATTGGGGGCGGAATTTATTTTCCGCCCTTTTTTTATCTCTTTAAATAACAGCATATTATGCCTCGTTATAGAATTACAACTTTGATCGATATCACTAGATCTAATCCAAATAGATCAGAGACTGAGACATTGAAATTAAATCAACAAGCAAATTTTAATAGTTTGATACAGGCTATCGGACTTCGTGCGAATGTTGAATGGAACAATGATCCACAATCAGTAAACGGACGACTGCCTGCTCCTCTCATCGGAAAGTCGAGATATTGGACATGGGAATTTGATGTAGAAAGAGACGAAGTATTTGAACGAGATGGAGATCCCGTGGCGTTGTTAGTTGATGACCTGAACGGAGTTCCGATTATCTCGGGATTAGAAGAAACTGTAGAAATCAAACCTGCGGCCTTCCAGACCAAAGGCGAAAATATTAATACCTCAGTAGAAATAATCTAGCTGTTTAAATTCTCATCTATCAGCAGTAAATATTATCACTATGAAGATACATTGGAAAACAGTTATGTTCGTAGCCATAGTGGGCATGCTGATAGGACTGGCAGTGTCTGTATATGGCATAGGACAAAATGATATAAAGGCAACTTGGATAGGCTTGGTAATGATAGTAGCTGTGTGCGTTAGTTGGTGGTTTTGGGTGATGTTCATCATCCGCACCATGATCGACTGTACTGAACGGACACAGCGTGGGTTAGGTGAGATCAAGTACGATCTGCGTGAAGTTAGGCACATGGTCAGAGACCTTGATTCTAACGCACAGAGATAAATACACTTAACGAAAACTTATTCGTTTAGGCTACATTTAGGCAAACACATTAGGCACATGCTCGGAGCGAGCCTTGACTTAATTACGGAGACGCCTAAATGGCAGAGCAAACAACAAGTTTAGAAAGAACCAGCCTTGAAGCACACGTAGACCTGTGTGCTTTGCGTTATCAGCAGTTGGATTTAAGGTTGACAAACCTCGAAAAGAAGGTGGATGACATCCACGAAGACATTGTCGCAGGGCAGAAAAGTCTTACCAAGGTCATCGTAGGCACAGCAGGCACAGTAATAGCTGGTGTGCTGTCAGTGGTAGTTGCAGTCTTAATGACTTAGGACGACAAAGATCCACATTAAATAAGGACCATAGGTCCTTTTTTTATGACTGAAATTAGTAAAAGATTAGAACAGATAGTTCGAAAAGAATTATCAAAAACTATTATTCCCGTAAAAACAGAGGAAGGAATCTTAGTAGGTAATGTATTGATCAAGAGTAGAGATAATCTAAAATATCTCTATAAGAACGGTGATCTGATATACGGAGGGATCTTTTTAAATCAATCAGCTATCGCTTTAGCTAACATATTAGCAAGAATTAGTTACGATCCTCGAGCAGAACAAATATATCTTGCTGATAAAGATTACGCTAAACATTTTATTGACAGCCAACTGATGAGAACTAATTACGAAAAGAGCAAGAAAAATAGAGATTTCGATCGGGCAGATATGCTATGGGCTAGATACGAACAAGCTAGAGATAGAGCACAATCTGCTAAATCGAGAGTAGAATCTTTGTCTAAACTTTAATAAATATACAATAATATCTGGAAGCCAGGAACTATGAAAACACAAGACTTTTTTAAAACCACAAGTAAACAGATCAACGAAAATATCGAAAAGACTTTTGGTAAAAAATTGAATCTAGAAACGTTTAGTCTAGATCAATTACAGGATGCTCGCAATAAACTTCGCACACAGGTGAGCCAAGTCCGCGGTCAGAGTGGATTCAACGAGAACCTGGAAAATGATGCTTTTCACCAGGCACAGTGGATGTTGGATGCTATCAACGCTGAAATCGCAGAGCGTGATGAACATATCATCGAATCTGATGTAGAAGAAGGCGAGGAAGAGGATGTTCCGCCAGAAGTTGAAGCAGCGATTGAAAAGTTCCTTGCAACAAATCCTAAAAATGGCGACGATCTACAGGCATTTCATCACAAGGCTATCAGCGATAAAAACAAAGATCTCGATGACTACCTAACCTTTTTGTATGATTATGTAGCAGACCAGACTGGCGCAGGAGGAACTGAAGAATTAGGTGTCTATGATGAAATGCTAGACATGTTACATCAGATGATGGCCGATAAAGGTTGGAGCGAAGGTGTAGAAGAAAATGCGATGAAAGATGTAGACCACGATCTACGAATGATAGCTAATGACGGTGACGAAGACGAGTTGATCAGCGCCTTACAAGGCGACATGGGTTCGGGTGTAGCAGATGTCCTCAATGACATGATGAGCGAGCTACAGGATGAGCTGGCTGCTAAAGGTATGAACGATGTCATCAACGACAACGACAAGATGATTGAGATGCTGTGGGACAAGCTAGTAGATGAATACGGCGGCGACGGCTGGGACGGTGACGACGATATAGACAGCAGCGATGCAGATGCCGACGCACTGAAGTCAGCAGGTTTTGGTTCGGACGAAGATTATGAAAGCATCCAAAACGAAAAAGCACCAGGCTATGTTAGCAGAGGAGTCGGTAGTGTAGCAGGTGCTGTAGGTGGTGTTGGAGGAGCATTGCTTGGATCGATGTTTTGGGGATTACTAGGACCAATAGGTATCGGTGCAGGTGCTGTAGGCGGAACGGTAGGAGGATATAAAGTTGGATCCGAAACCGCAGATGCCGTGTGGGATAAGGTCACTGAACTCTTAGGCAGCGATAAAAAAGCTACGGAGTTTGGTGTTGCTCATGCCAAAGCAGCCAAAGCAGGAGAGACTAGTTTCGAGTTTGGTGGTAAAGAGTATGATGTAACTCTCAAACCACAGGAAGTTGGTAAAGCTGTTGCAGATCTAAAGTCTGTTAAAGAAGCCTATGCCATGGAAGTATCACCTCCAGGTTTCAAAGGCACAGTCAAAGCTATGAAGAAGCACAAGGATATCGACAATCCTTACGCTCTAGCATGGCACATGAAGAAAAAAGGTTACAAGAGCCATAAGAAAGCAGATGGCTCGGATAAGAACGAATCAGTCACACAAGGAGAAGACATGACTACATTACGTGAAGGTGAAGTGCAACAGGCCAGTGCAATCGTCACCGCAAAGACGATGGTTGATAGAGTTGGCCGTTGGATTGAAGAGCTTTCCGGCATGGAGAATGAGACACTGCTCCAGCTAGGCGATTCAATCCGTGACGAGATGGGACAAGAGCAGGCCAAAGCATTCATCGAAGCCTGTGCTCCTGCAATCCAGCAAGCTCTAGAAACACTGAAAGGCACCAGAGACACGCTATCTAATGGTGTAAGAAGTTTGGCCACTGGCGAGCAACCAGCAGATATGCTAGGTGCAGAACCAGCAGAAGGCGGAGAGGCTGACATGGCAGCTCCTGCTCCAGAAGCCGGTGCTGAGATGCCTGCAGAAGAGCCTATGGGAGACGAGTTTGCTGCTGCTGAACCAGCTGCTGGCGGCGCAGAAGCTCCTGGACGTGAGCAACGTGAAAGTATCCAGTTCCAAAGCCGTCTATTAAAAGTTCTAGCAGGATGAAATTCGATCAACTTTTTTCAGAAGACGAGTTCGTGAGGATTCGTGAACTAGCACCTGCTCCCCAGCCTTCTGTAGTAGGAGCAGGAACTGCTCCTACAATGGCACCTCAGCCTGGCCAGGCTGCTGTCAGCGTTGATCCTCAGGCAGCTGCCAAAGCACAGGCCATGGCTGTCAAACAGATGCAGGATCAGAAAAAGGCCATACAAGATCAGATCAAAGCTAAAGAACAAGAGCTTATGGATCTTAGAAAAAAGCTAGCGGAGTTAGGATGAGATTTTTTGAATTCGCAGGCGATGATAATCTAGAAAAGTTTATTATCGTGCTTAAAAATTTTATTGGAAGAGCTTCTTCTAAGAAAACTCCTGCTAAGTTGAATTGGAACGGGTTGAATCAGATTTCTAAATCAGCAGGAATAGAATTGACTGCTGATTATGAAACATTCAAAAGCATGTATGATTCCAGTCCTCCTTTACAGGCCCTAGTAAAGAATTTCAACGACAGTGGAATAGAACTCAATGTGCCCGGAGCACCCGACGAACAGCCAAAAGGCGACGGAACAGCTCAACCCGGAGACAGCCAAGCCGCTGTTGATCAAATGGCTGCATCAGCCGCACCACAGCAATTAGCTGCCCAGGCTTGACTTTCTAAATTTCGTCCTGTAATATATACAGGATGCAAACACAATACACACCTCCCCCATTTGTTGAAAAATTTCAATATAAAGCCTGCACACAGGTCAATGATCCTGTTACTCGCAAGCGTGTCTATCTAACGCCCGACGGAGAAAGTCTCCCCTCAGTGACGACTATTCTCAGCGCCACTAAAGATATGACAGCACTGAACGAATGGAAGAAACGTGTAGGGGAAGAAAAAGCCCGTCAGATAACCACTGAAGCGGCAGGTGTCGGTACAGCTATGCACAGCAATCTCGAGCGTTTTATCTGCGGTATGCAGAGACAGCCGGGTAATAACCCTGTGCATGTGCAGGCCAATAAGATGGCAGATATCATTATCGAATGTGGACTCTCCGACGTCAATGAAGTTTGGGCAATGGAACAGAGTTTGTATTTTCCAGGACTGTATTCAGGTACGACAGATTTAGTAGCAGTTTATAAAGGAAATCCGTCAGTCTGCGACTACAAGCAGACTAATAAGCCTAAGAAAGAAGAATGGGTAGAGGATTATAAAATCCAATTAGTAGCTTATATATTAGCACATAATGAAGTCTACGGTACGGACATCCGTGAAGGACATGTGTTTATGTGTTCACGAGATCTACAGTATCAACAATTTGACCTATGGCCCGACGATTTTAACAAATATCAAGATCTTTGGTTAGGAAAGGTAGAGGAATACTACAAGCTGTGAAGATAAATACCCTATACAAGGGGATGATCGATGGCCGTAGTACAGATAAGCCGTATTCAAGTCCGCAGAGGACGTAAAAATGATGGTATTGGTGTACCACAACTAAGCTCAGGCGAACTAGCATGGGCAGTAGATAGCCAAGAACTATTTGTTGGCAACGGATCTGTGGCAGAAGGTGCCCCTTATGTGGGCAATACCAAGATACTAACAGAACACGATAATCTGTTAGACCTAGCGACCAGTTATCAGTTTTCTAGCAATGACACTAGTATTGTAAATTCCGTTCCTCGATCATTACAGACGAAATTAGACGAGTATGTCAGCGTTCTAGATTTCGGTGCAGTCCCCGATGGAGCTACAGATAACGTTGAAGCTTTCGAACGTGCGTTTGCTGATCTGTTTCAAAACGCAGATAATAAATTTAAGAAAAAATTATTTGTACCAAACGGGATATATCTGTTTGCCAGCAACCTAAGAATTCCTAGTACCGCTATCATCGAAGGTGAGAATCAAAATCAAACCGTTTTGAATATCAGTTCAAATAATATTTTGTTTGTCACCGAAGCTGGATTAGAGATCGGAGATTTCACTTCCGTAAATAGGCCAACGAATATCAAAATGTCAAATATGACTGTGAATCGATCTACAGGTCGTTTAGTTCTATCGGGCATAAAAAACAGCAGTTTCGATAATTTAAAATTTTTAGGTTCGTACCAATTAGGCGACTCAGTAGTTGACTTAGAATCTAGATCGTCTGCAGTTTATTGGGAAAATACATTAGAAGGTATCAAAGTCGACGGAATAGTTTTTGATAAATGTTTCTTCCAACATCTACCTCTGGCAGTGAGATCTGATCAATCTATCACTGCCGAAACTAATGTAAGTTTTAGAAATTGTGAATTTGAAATCTGTGAAACTGGAATTTATGTAGACGGAACGCTAGAACAAACTAATAAATGGAATATTTTCGATTCGTCTTTCACTAACATACACAGCGAGGCTATCAAAGCAACTGCCGGAAGAAAATTTTTAATCAGCAGAAATAAATTTACTAATTGTGGAAATGGAACTTCGTCGGCATCTTCTCCCGAAACAGCTATTATTTCATTCGGAGAATATTTCGGTAATATTGTTTCAGATTGTAAATTTGACAGACACCTGGCAGCGGCTGTAGTGGCCAGTAACGCTGTAGATGCTATTCCAGAAGTCCTAAACGCTAATGCAGTTTCTCTAATAGATAAAAATTACACAGAAATATTTCTCAGTGACAGTTTTAGACCCTTGGCGGTTTTTTCATCTCTAAGTAGATACATTATCATCGAATATACATTGAATTTGGGTGTACATTCTAGGACTGGAACGATAAAAATCGCTATCACATCAGATAAAGATTCAGTGTCGATCACTGACGAATATTTTTACACAGCCGAATCACCCACAGCACCAGGAGGAGCCCTAATGACCAATTTTGAATTTAGCGTAGACCTTAGAAATAACACAGGATGGGACGACTCCACACTTGGAGACAATCCCGAGACTCTGGTACTGTATTATATGAATCCGTTACAAGACGGACAGACAGGAACCATTTCGTACTCCGTATCCTACGGTGTTTGACACTAAAGGAACTGACAGACTAACTGAATGGCGAAAAATACGAGACCAACTTAAAGATAGCATAGATCCATATCAATCTGTCCTAGAAGTTTGGAAGCGAGCTCCGTTAGTCAATCGATATCTTGATCCAGCTGATTCGAGATCTTGGCCCGATCCTTGGCATTTAATTTTAGATGATCGCTACGATGATCTTGCTCTAGCACTGGGAATATCATATACTTTAGGATTATCAGAGCGGTTTATGTCCAGTCAAATTGAGATACATATGTCTATATCAGAAGAAGAAGAAAATTTTTTTGTTATTACTGATAGTGTAGTGATCGATGTAGGTTATAGGGTCGTTAGACCTGGTAATTTCGTTTTACCCCAAGCCAAGAGAATTTGGACGTACCAGAGTAAACTATAAATATCATTCCGAGCAAGAGGTTTAGATGACAATCACAGTAATAAAAAGAAGCGGAGAAAGAGAGCCGCTGGCAGTTGAAAAATGGCAGGCGCAGGTCGCCAAAGTCTGCAAAGGTATCGCTGACGTTAGTCAGTCAATGATAGAGATCAAAGCACAATTACATTTTTTCGATGGTATTACCACCACTGAAATCGACGGAATCACACTAAGAGCCATCGTTGATTTGATCGATGTAGAATCAAATCCAGATGTAGGCCACACTAACTATCAATTCGTAGCAGGAAAACAGCGTCTTAGTATGCTGAGAAAAGATGTATATGGATCGTACGAGCCTCCTCGACTTTACGAAATTGTAAAAAGAAATGTTGAAGTTGGGCTCTATACACCAGAACTGCTCGAATGGTATTCAGAAGATGATTGGAATAGGATGGATGAGATCATCGATCACGAAAAAGATGAGCAGTATTCTTATGCGGCTATCGAACAGCTGATCGAAAAATATCTAGTTCGTAATCGCGCCACAAAAGAAATCTATGAAACTCCACAAGTTCGTTACATCGTTGCCGCCGCCACAGTATTTCATAAAGAAGAACCTAACTCAGCTCGTATGCGTTACATCAAGGAATATTATAATGCAGCTAGTGATGGTCTTTTTACTCTTGCCACTCCTGTTCTTGCCGGTCTGGGCACCCCAACTAAACAGTTTAGTTCATGCGTCCTTATTCGTAGTGACGATGATCTTGATAGTATTTTCGCTTCCGGAGAAATGATGGCCAAGTATGCCAGCAAACGTGCTGGCATTGGTTTGGAAATTGGTCGTCTCCGTCCACTAGGTAGTCCCATCAGAGGTGGGGAGATCATGCACACAGGAATGATCCCATTCCTGAAGAAATGGTTTGGAGACCTACGCTCGTGTTCACAAGGCGGTATCCGTAATGCTAGTGCTACGGTTTTCTATCCTATATGGCATCATCAGTTTGATGACCTTATCGTTCTTAAAAACAACCAAGGCACAGAAGAGACCAGAGTTCGACACATGGATTATGGTGTCGTTCTATCTGCATTCTTCTGGCGTCGCTTTAAGAACAAGGAGAACATTACGTTCTTCGACCCTAATGAAGTACCTGACCTTTATGAAGCCTTCTATAAGGATACTGCCTTATTCGAAGAACTATATGTAAAGTACGAGCGCAGTACAAAACTTCGCAAGAAAACAATGTCAGCTGAAGAAGTTTTCAAGTCTGGCATACTCAAGGAGCGTACAGATACAGGTCGTATCTATTTGGTGTTTATTGACAATGTTATGAATCAAGGACCATTCGATCCCGAGTATCATACCATCTATCAAAGTAACTTGTGCTGTGAGATCCTATTACCAACCCGTCCATTTAAGAGATTAGACGACGAGGAGGGACGCATAGCGTTATGTACACTGGGATCTATCAATTGGGGATCGTTCCGTAATCCAGAGGATATGCGTAGAGCTTGTCGAATCTTACAGCGTAGCCTGTGTAATATCCTAGATTATCAAGACTTCTTAAGCATCCAAAGTAAATTGTCTAACGACGAAATACAACCTTTGGGGATCGGTGTAACTAATCTAGCCTATTGGCATGCCAAGCGCGGTCTACAGTACGGAGAAAAGGATGCGCTAGCAGAAGTAAAATCGTGGATGGAGCATCAGGCATACTATCTCACAGAGGCCACAGTAGAATTAGCCAAAGAAAGAGGTCCTTGTAAAGACTCTGACAAAACATGGTACGGCCGTGGAGTATTCCCGTGGGAACGTCGTGCCAATGGAGTAAATGAACTTGCAGACTTTTCTCCAGAATTAGACTGGGAATCATTGAGGAACGAAATGAAAACACACGGAGTAAGAAATGCTACATTGATGGCTATCGCTCCTGTAGAATCTAGTTCTGTGGTTATCAATTCAACTAACGGAATAGAAATGCCGATGAGTTTGATTTCCACAAAAGAATCCAAAGCCGGATCATTCACACAGGTAGCTCCAGATTATCAGAAACTAAAAAACAAATATCAATTGATGTGGGAACAAAAAGACTGTGTAGGATATATCAAAACCGCAGCGGTCTTGGCTGCTTATGTAGATCAGAGTATCTCAACAAATACTTTCTACAATCCAGCGCATTTTCCAGACCGTAAAGTGCCTACGACACTGATAGCAAGGAATCTGATGCAGGCACATCTATGGGGCCTCAAGACTTTTTACTACAGTCTAATCAATAAGGCAGGCGTCAAAGCAGAAGACCTAACACCCGAAGTGCATTATAATGGATTTCATAACGAAAGAGAACTAATTGAAGAAGAGGATTGCGAGGCCTGTAAACTATGAGTAAAGCACAGTACGATTTAAAAACTAAAACAGATTATCTATCAAGAAAGATGTTCTTAGACCCAGAAGGTCCAGTAACTATCCAGCGATTTGAAGAAGTCAAGTATAACAAACTACAGAAGATCGAGCAGACAGCTCGTGGATTCTTTTGGCAACCGGAAGAAGTCAGTCTCTCAAAAGATGCCAACGATTTCAAAGATGCATCAGACGCTGTCAAGCATATCTTTACCAGTAATCTATTGAGACAGACTGCCTTAGATAGCCTACAAGGTCGTGGGCCCGCACAGGTATTCACTCCTGTGGTCAGCCTTCCTGAGTTGGAAGCACTAATGTATAATTGGAGTTTCTTTGAGACAAACATTCATAGCCGCAGCTATAGCCACATTATCCGTAACATTTATAATGTTCCTAAAGAAGTTTTTAATACTATTCACGATACTAAAGAAATTGTGGATATGGCTTCAAGTGTGGGGAAATATTACGACCGCTTACACGTTATCAACTGCCGTAAAGAGATGGGTGAAGAAATTTCGGAAGAAGAACACGTAAAAGCTATCTGGTTAGCTCTCAATGCTAGTTATGCCCTTGAAGCGTTCCGCTTCATGGTGTCGTTCGCTACAAGTCTAGCCATGGTAGAGAACAAGATCTTTATCGGTAACGGTAATATCATCAGTCTAATCCTACAAGACGAAGTATTGCACAAAGAATGGACAGCTTGGATCATCAATCAAGTGGTCAAAGAAGATTCGAGATTCGCAAAAGCCAAAGAACAATGCGAGCAAGAAGTATATCAAATGTATATGGATGTGATCGAAGAAGAAAAGGCCTGGGCAGATTATCTTTTCAAGAAAGGTCCAGTGATCGGTCTCAATGCCAGTATCTTAAAAGATTTCGTAGATTACACAGCACTGACCGCATTGAAAGATATCGGTATCAAATATCAGCAGCCAGCACCAAAAACTACACCAATTCCATGGTTTAACAAGCATTCAGATACCAGCAAGAAGCAGACCGCCTTGCAGGAAAACGAAAGCACAAACTATGTGATTGGCGTGATGGGTGAAAATTTAGACTACGACGAACTACCGACTATATAATATCATGTACAAAGCACAATTCAAAGCCCGTTCTCCTTACGAATCTTGGACTACTATAGGAACCTATGGAACCGATGCTCCGGCTATTTCTGCCGCTCTGGCCAAAAAGAAAAAGGGAGCATTGTTAGTAAGAGTAGTAGATAAGAACGGCGCAGTGATATATTCAAACTAAGAAAGGATAAAGATGAAAGCTATTGTTTGGAGCAAATATAATTGCACTTTCTGCGATCAAGCCAAGGCCCTATTGACAGCCAACGGAATTCAATTTGAAGAGCGTAAGATCGGAGACGGATATTCCAAAGAAGAATTGTTAGAAGCAGTACCGACAGCAAGATCTGTTCCACAGATCTTCATCGATGATCAATACATTGGTGGTTACACAGAGTTAGAAAAACATCTTAGGACAGAAAATGCTATTTGAAAAATCTAGATCACAAGGTGATGTGATCACAGTAAAGCTGACATCAGGTGAAGAGATCATTGCAAGGTTCGAAGAAGAAACGGCGGCAGGTATCAAAGTAACTAAGCCCATGGTGTTGAGTATGACTCAGCAAGGTGTAGGCATGATGCCATACCTGTTTACCGTAAATCCAAATACCGATATCACATTCAACTATTCGTCTATCGCAGTTTCAGCTACCACAGACGAAGATTTTGGTAAACAATACATGCAAGCCACTACAGGTATCAAACTAGCCTAAAGGAATCACTATGCCTGCTGTAGCGAGAAAATCAGGAACAGACTCAGTATCGATCAATCATCCTACTTGCCAGGGAGGAACTGCTACGGCCGCGGGATCGGGTGATGTGTTTGTAAACAATATCGGAGTAGTACGCAAAGGAGATTCAGTAGAATCTCACACTTTTGCACCACCAGCATGTCCTAGTCATGCGCCTGGTCTAGTATCATTTTCGGATAATGTTTTTGCTAATTCTTTGAATTTAGGAAGGTTAGGAGATTCCTACGGCTGCGGAGCTACTATCAGTTCAGGTAGTTCTAATGTATTCGCGAATAGTTAAATGAAAAAAGCAGTATTCTTCGTTTTAGGTTGGCTATGTCTTATCATGGCTTATATCGGAATCGTGACTCCGGGCATACCTTTCAGTATTTTTCTAGTAGGTGCTGCCTACTGCTTTGCTCGTAGCTCTAAGAAAATGGAAGACTGGATATATAGCCACAAGACGTTTGGCCCTTTCTTAGTGAATTGGGAAAAACGTAGAGTATTTCCGCAGAAAGCCAAATACGCCATGATAGCGGTGATGTCAACGAGTTTAATCATTATGTATTTTACTGTGCCTATCAAAGGTGTAATCTATAGTGGAATCATGATGTTATTAGTGGCTGTCTGGACTTGGAGATATCCTAGCTCAGTGGAAGAATGGCAGCGCAGAAAAGACAACAACGAGAGGATCGGATGGATAAAGTAGATTTAGATTTGTTAGTAGATATCGCACAGGAAGTAGAAGGACAGGATTCTATCCCTTGGGATAAACTAGCAGTGGGCAAAGAGCAGGCCTACAAAATGGTAGGTACGAGTATTCTAGAAATGTTTGACAAACCAGAATATACATTTGACGACAAGGTGGTTCTTCTATCTACTATCACTAAACTAACTGTGGAAAATATGCTGCTCAATATCAAAGTGCTATCAATGGAACAAAAATGAAATGTGAACAAGGCGATCTAGCCAAAATCATAATGAGTGTTCGTCCAACCAATATCGGCAAGACTGTATTAGTGGCAGAATACATTGGACACTTCCAGGCTGGAGAAAACTTCGCTTTCCGCGGGATCAATTGTACAGCACTAATCCCTGATCACTATTGGTGGATCGAATCGGAGTTTGGTTTGAAAAATCAATTAGGAGAAACTCCTAGAGCTTACATACCCGATACTTGGTTAGAACCAATCCGTCCAGAAAAATCCGTAGAAAAAGAAAAAACAAAACTTGACATCTTTGCCTAAAGGTTGTTAAATATAAGCTATTGCTGTATGAAGCAGACCTAAAATGCTTCGGACGCGGGTTCGATTCCCGCCAGCTCCACCAAAAGGTCATTTTATGCACAGAAGAGAAAGTAGATTACACAGTCTTTATATACTAGGGACAACAATATTCATAGTATTGATTATCGAGTTTCTAGCAGTAACTTTTTGAAGGGGCTGACCTGGGTTCGACGGGGTAGTGAGTAGGCGAGTGGACAGCAGGGTAGGCGATGACCCTAAATCAAGCAAAACTTATAAACGCCAACGATTCGCGTTTTGCATTAGCAGCCTAAGAAACTAGCTATGCCGGGGTAGACATACCTTGTAACCCAAAATGTCAAAAGTGGCCTTCGGGCCACTTTTTCTTGACTATCGATGATGTTTTGTTATATACTTGTCCAGTACAATAAGTGTACGCATAATATTTTTTACCTATGAAGTTCATAGGAAAATAATATAAAAAATCTATTGAAAACCGTTGATCTATAGTGTAAATACTATTACAATATATTTTCGTTTTTCAACACACACAAGGAGAAAAGTATGAAAACCGTAGGTGATAAACTAGAAGCTTTTGCCGTAACAGGCGTAAACCCAGGTAAAGATGATTTCTTTACTATCGATGAAAAATCTTTCGCTGGCAAGTGGAAGGTCATCGCTTTCTATCCAAAAGACTTTACTTTCGTATGCCCAACAGAAATCGTTGCCTACGACAAGATGTATCAGGACTTTGCTGATCGCGATGCTGTATTGCTGACTGGTAGCACAGACAACGAGTTCTGTAAACTAGCTTGGCAAGCCAGCCACGAAGATCTCAAGAAGATCAAGCACATCCAGTTCGCTGACACTGCTCGTGACGAGCGCAGCCTAAGTGCTCAGCTGGGCGTGTTCTATGCTCCAGCAGGTGCTGCTCTCCGTGCCACTTTCATCGTTGATCCAGACAACGTCATCCAGCACGTTACTGTCAACAACTTGAACGTTGGTCGTTCACCAGAAGAAACTCTGCGTATTCTTGACGCATTGCAAACTGGCGAACTCTGCGCTTGCAACCGTACTATCGGCGGCGAGACACTCTAAGGAGACGGGCAATGACTTATCGTGAACAGTTTGAATACTTGAAGCAGTACCATTGCCCCACTTGTAAAACAGGAGAGAAACAATGACTGCTTGGGTAGATCAACTCAAAGAAACTATTCCTGACTATGCCAAAGACACTAAGCTCAACATCGATGCTGTGGTCAAGCGTAGCACATTGGATCCAGTAGAAGCGGAAGCCTGCGCTCTAGCAGCCTTCTTTGCCACAGGTAATACCAAACTGTGGACCTGGGTACAACCTCAGCTAGCCGATCAAAAGGAAGCTGAAGCTGCGATCACTGCCGCATCTTTGATGGCTATGAACAATGTTTGGTATCCCTATGTTGAGATGGCAGATGATGCCAGCCTAACAGGCCTGCCGGCACAATTGAGGATGAACGCAATCGCCACCCACGGTGGCACAACTAAAGCTCGTTTCGAAGCCTATAGTTTGGCTGCTTCAATCGTAGGCAAATGTCATTTCTGTGTGAAAGCACACTATGAAACGCTGAAGAAAGAAGGCTACACTGTAGAGCAACTGCGAGATATTGGTAGGATCGCAGCCGTAATGGCAGCTGTCAGTAAAGTGATGGCAAATTGATCCAAAGCCCGTCATAGACGGGCTTTTTTTTATCTTTAACATCGGTTAAATACTTTGTTAAAGATGAAAATAATACCCTGGAGCGAGTGGATTGACGGATACATACCCTATTACGAGGGCGAGCGCCATCGTGAGAGATTCCTGGACGATCCTCCAGCTTCAGTGCTGATAGTATATATTTTAGATAGAGCGACAAGACACGTTCCAGGCCAACCTTGGGAAACCTGGGACGATCTCAATCGTAGGTTACAGCATTGCGGTTACCGCTGTTCACCAATGTTCTTAGAGCGTGATACCAAACAAGAATGGTATTGGGCATTTTGGAACGATCACGATGCTCTATTGTGTATGCTCAAACTGGGTTGACAATTACTGTACAACAAGTTATACTAAACGCTCAGTAACAACATAGGAGATCCTATGACGATGCACTTAGAAGGACCTTGGCTTACTACCACAGGTAAACGCAAGGGTAAACAAAAGTTCCGTAATTCCGATGAAGCTCGAAAGGCACGCGAATTGGAAGAATCTTGGAAAGCTCTTCAGAAAAAGTGGGGCATTGAAGCAGAAGAAAAGAAGCGTAAACGTGCTATGACTGCAGAAACGTATTCTCCTTCGCCTGTATTTAAAAGAGAAACCGAAAAAATCAACAGTCTGCCATTTACAGGCGGTCCTTGTGTTCTACCGCCGCAGAAAGTATATACAGGAACTAAGATCAAAGGCATCGGTACGATGCATAAAAGCAATGCTGTACCTATCTTTTCGGACGAAGAGGCACAAGATATTGCCAAAATGCGTCGATAATCGTGCATTTTTTGCAGTCTGATAGTAAAATGCGATATATACTAAACGTTTCGGAAGAAACTAAGATAGTAGATTCAATTGGAGCGAATTATAGTTTTATAAGATTGGATTTGCGAGTCTTGGCCACTGAGGAACCCGTGAGATTCGGGCATGCCATTGCTCGCCAAAGATGATATTTTATCATCCGAGGAGCCGATTAGACACGGGTTTATCCACCCTATGTTTGATTCTATCCTCTTATTTTAGGAGATAGTATGTCTTTATATTTGAAATCAATTTGGTTATTAGCTGGCTTTATGATATTTTTAGCATCTAGCCAGGCAATGTACTACCATATGTATTTTAAAGAATCAACAGCCTCTACTGATTACGAATCTGTCACAGTATCTCAGCTCAAAAAAGATCTTGAATGTCTCGCACTCAATATCTATAGAGAAGGAGGCTACGAGCCTGTAGAAGGACGAATCGCGATAGCACAGGTTACTATGAATAGAGTAGCATCTTCAGATTTTCCAAACGACGTTTGTGGAGTTGTTTATCAAAAAAACAAGGTAGTTTCTAAAGTAGTCTGCCAGTTCTCTTGGTACTGCGACAGCCGACATCGTAATCGTCCGATCAATCCCAAGGCATATGAAGAAGCCTACGAAGTAGCTAAAAAGGTTTATCTGGAAGGATTCCGACTTGACAGTCTTAAAGATGCACTGTATTATCATGCAGATTATGTCAACCCTAGATGGAAATTAGAAAGGATAAACAAAATTGGAACCCACATCTTCTACAGGCCCAAAGGTGCAGATCATCCAAAATTGGCTGGAAGCGATATCTAAATTGGATGTGTACAATATGACTGAACATATAAAGAAATTCTTCGGAGAGGGACTGAACAAGTTCTCCGCGGAAACCTTAGGATGGTTAGCTATCCTTTTTATCCACGGTGCTACCATTCCGGCGCTGATGGCATTGATGGCAGGTATCACAGACAATCCGCCACCTGTAGACATCGTTCTCATGGTTTGGACAGGTTTATTGTTATTATTCGCTAAAGCCGCCGTCCAAAAAGACATGCTCAGTATCTTTACTATCGGAATTGGTTTCGTAGTACAGGCTGTAATGATGATTTTGATTTTCTTTAAGTAATTTGGAATTGACAAAGATCACTCCTGGCTGTATTATTATTACTGTCATATCACTCACAGAGAGGCATAAATGAAAAAGGCACTTTTAGTATTACCGATCGTAGTAGCTCTGCAGGCTTGTTCTTCTATGAGTACATTGCAGACAGAAAATGTAGAAAAGAAACAGGTACCTACTTGGTATTTGGAGCATGCTGATACAGGATCCCAATCTAAGGCATGGTACAAGCCTTGGGATCGCGAAGGCATGTTTTATGCTGTAGCAGAAGATGTAAGCCCTAGCATGGAGATGGCGTTGAAAAAAGCCACTCTCAAAGCCAAGGCCAAGATCGCAGACCGTGTCAACGGTGAAATGAACAACCGCACCACCATTAAATATGACGAATCAGGTTCGCCCGAAGCTCCGGTGGCTACTGCACAAGCTCAAGATGTGGTTGTCAATTTAATTTCTGAATCGATTCTACGTACCTACGGCATTGAAAAGAAAATGGTTACTTATAATCCAGAACTCAGAAATTATCGTGCATTTGTCTTGATGAAAATTTCTAAGACTGACGTAGATACGCTGGCCGCTAAGTTTGATCAAGACAAACAAATCAAGATGCAGGGTCGTGTAGCAGGAAAAACGCTCGACGAAACTGCTAAAGAAGTTCTAGATCAAACGAGCCAATAATGAATAAGCTATTACTTTTAGTGGCCGCGGCGATCGCGGTCACTGGGTGTAGTTCTGCTCCTAAGGTCAAAGCCAAAAGCGAGCAGTATTGCGATCTTAAAACACAGACTGTCAGCATCCGAAAAGACGGAAAAGTCGTAGATGAAAGATCCGTAGAAGTTATGGAATGTAACGATAACAGGATTCAACGTCTTTTTCAAGTACAGAGCGGTATGGCACCCAATTGCGGTGAATTTACTTATTGGATGATGATCGGAGGAAAGAATGTTCAACGCAAAGGTGTTAGCTGTCAACGGCCTGATGGTAATTGGGAAGTTGTTAATACTTCTGAATTTTAATCAGGCTGTGGCTAATGATTTTCGAGACCCAAAGTTCTATGAATATAGAACTGGTGGCTTTGTAAATCGATTAGTAGAAATGAGTTTCGGATGGTTTAAAGGTCTTGATGACGAGCAGAAAGAGCACTATCATCAAAGTATTACACACGCACTGATGATGGCTGAAAACGGACAGAGAGTGTCTTGGATCAGTAAAGATGCCAGCGGATATTCTGTTCCGGTATATACTTGGCCTACGGGATCCGGTTATTGCAGAAGGTTACATATACAGGCTATCGCTCACGGTACTGAAAAAACTATGAGTGCAACGGCCTGTTATGATAACTCACAAGATAATTGGCGATGGGTGTCGAGTAAATAAACAAGTATGCCTTTAGCATTTTTAACACTTATAACAGGTTTGGCTATCTCAGCAGTAGCCATTTATTATTCTGTAATAGGATTAGCCGCGATTTTCTCAGCCGCGGTTATCCCTATTATAGTGATGGGTTCTATCCTAGAAGTTTCTAAATTGGTTTCTGCTTGGTGGCTAAAGGCCAATTGGTATAGAGCACCATTCCTGTTGAAATCTTACATGTTAGTTGCAGTAGTAGTCTTGATGTTGATAACCAGCATGGGAATATTTGGATTCCTATCTAAAGCACATACTGATCAAGCTATTACATCAGGAGATGTGTCTGCACAAGTTTATCTTATTGACGAACAGATCAAAGTAGAAAGAGAAAACATCGCTAATGCTCAGAGTCTCATCAAACAGCTAGACGATGCTGTTGTTGGAATCAATGCTTCTGGAATCGATAGAGAAATCAGATTACGTGACGGTACCACTAGAACTCAAAGTGCCGCAGAACGAGCCTTATCGGTAAGACGCAGTCAGGCCAAGGATCGCGCTAATCTTACCAAACAGATAGAAGAAGCACAACAAAAGATCCTAACCTTACAACAAAAGAAAGCACCTATCGCCGCAGAGATGCGTAAGGTAGAGGCTGAAGTTGGTCCTATCAAATATATCGCCAAATTGATCTACGGCGACAATCCTGATAACAACATTTTAGAAAAAGCAGTTACCTGGGTGATCATAACAATAGTGTTTGTTTTTGATCCTTTAGCTGTTTTATTATTGCTAGCCAGCCAGATGAGTTTCCAATGGGCACGAGAAGAGAAGGAGCGAAACGATGAGTTGGTTCAAGAGGAAACCACACAAGAAAAACCCAGAGAAGAAATATCCTCAGCACCCGAGTCTGTTGTCGGAACAACTGACGAAGGAGATCGAGGAGAACCGCCAGAAATTGAGAGATTACCGGATCCAGACGAAGGTAATAAAAAAATAGCAGAAATAGAACCTGAGTTCGTAGATCCCGAAGTTCCAGAAGAACCAAAATTTAACGAAAAAGATCCATTGGCGGAATGGAACGAGATGATCGCCGAAGCTGAAAAAGCCGCCGAAGAAGAAGCTCAAAAAGAGGAACAAGATATTTTAGATGCTGCACACGGTGCAGAAAAAGCCGCAATGAGTCGATGGAAGTCCGAAAACCCAAATAGTTCTTTAAAAATACAAAGACGTCTTCTAGAAAGAGGCAAGATCGATAAACTTCCGTGGGACGATTATCTTAAAGCCAAAGCTGATGAAGATCTAGATGCTTTAGAAGCTGCTAAGTGGGCTCAAGAACAATTAGAAAAAAAGAACGAAATAACATATATAGAAAAAGATGGTGTAGAACAGATTAAAAAAGTAGGTTATAAACAAAACGAGGAGCAATCAGAAAACACACTTTGGCAGCGAGTCAAAGATAATAAAAAATGATAGATAAAATAACTATCGTTACTCCTCCGGATGATGTGTATTCTACAGGATTTCGTATTCTAACGGTAGATCTTACAACCGATCAGTTGAACGAAGTTTCTACAGCTATAAAAAATTTAGATTCAGAATGTAATATCATCGTCTATGTTTGGAAATCTGGATCTGAAATAACGTGGTTATTAGACAAAGTATATAAATCTAACGCAATAATCTTTAACGCAGAGTCTTCGGATCAGACACTGATAGGATTTTTGGCGGCACAACATAAATCGTCTTATTTTGGAGAGCTGAGAACAATAAAAGAAGTAAATAAGTCTGTTATTTTCGATCACGAGCAGTGCGAAGATTTTTTTAATCACTATTTAGGACTATATGGACAAATTTCAAAATAAACTTACCGGAAGTACAGTTTTCGTAAAAGACGGAGAACCTTTTGAAAAAGCTCTCCGCCGTTTCAAAAGAAAGATCGACGATGCTGGTGTTTTAGAAACCCTAAGAAAAAAAGAGTTTTTCGAAAAGCCTACTACGACACGTAAAAGAAAAGCAGGTGCTGCTAAGGCTCGTTGGCAGAAAAAACTACGAGATCAACAATTACCTAAAAGAATGTATTGACCTATATATCTGTTGATGCTACAATAGTATCATGAAAACAGATATTATGATCGACCTTGAAACTTTAGATGTCCTTCCGACCGCATCAGTTTTAACGATTGGTGCGGTTCGTTTTGATCCCTTCGGCGATGATGTCAACGATCCAGACTGTGACAAGTTCTATGTCAAAGTTGATTTGGACAGTTGCGATCGCTATGGTTGTACAGTTAGCCAAGATACCGTCGAGTGGTGGGCTAAGCAGAGCCAGGAAGCACAGGACGAGGCATTCAATCCCGAAGGCCGTATTCCAATCGAGTCAGCTATGGATCAGCTTTACAAGTTCTGTTGGGGAGGCAAGCGTGTATGGTCACACGGTGCAGGCTTCGACGTTATCATCCTAGAACATCTTTTCCGCAAAGTAGGCAAAGCCATTCCGTGGAGTTTCTGGGAAGTTCGCGACACTCGCACACTGTTCGATTTGGGTATCGATCCCAAACGTCCTCCCGTACTCAAGCATCACGCTCTAGAAGATGCGTGGAATCAGGCAGTAGGCGTCCAGAATGTTTTCAAGACGTTGCGTAGTAGTACTAAGTACGACGGTGGATTGATCCAACCTTTTGCTAATCAGAGATAATATGAGAATAGAAGAAGATATTAAATTAGATTTTAAAGATGTTCTTATCCGTCCTAAGCGTAGTACCTTATCAAGTCGAAAAGACGTAGATCTCAATCGAACATATCAATTCAAACATAGTGGAGCAGAATGGACGGGGGTTCCTATCATAGCATCTAACATGGATGGAGTCGGCACATTTGCGATGGCAGAAGCATTAGATCAATTTGATATGCTGACCTGCCTTACCAAAGATTTGACTACTTCTTCTGTAGGTGATTTATGTAATAAGATCGGCGGAGATAATTTTGCTGTCAGCACCGGCATCTCAGATAAAGATACTAGTAATCTCGTAGGCGTGTTGAGAATGTTCCCGCAGATACATTTTATCTGTATCGATGTAGCTAATGGTTACAGCGATAGGTTTGGAGAATACGTCTCTACTATCCGCAGAACTTTTCCAGATCATACTATTATTGCAGGTAATGTCGTTACTGCTGACATGACGCAGGAACTGATATTGAGAGGAGCAGACATTGTCAAAGTTGGAATCGGACCGGGATCGGTATGTACGACTCGGATACAAACTGGGGTTGGTTACCCGCAACTTTCTGCGATCATTGAGTGCGCTGATGCGGCACATGGCCTCAGTGCCCATATTATTGCTGATGGCGGTTGCACTTGCCCAGGCGATGTGGCTAAGGCATTTGGCGCAGGCGCAGACTTTGTTATGTTGGGCGGGATGCTAGCCGGACACGATGAAGGCGGTGGCGAAGTCAAAGACGGTAAAGTAACATTCTACGGAATGAGTTCGGATACCGCCATGGATAAACATCACGGTGGCGTAGCAGAATACCGTAGTTCTGAAGGACGAACTGTAGAAATCAAATACAAGGGTGCTGTGAAAAACACAGTGCTAGATCTGCTAGGAGGTCTGCGTAGTTCTTGCACCTACGTAGGTGCGCCTACACTTAAACAATTATCAAAATGCACAACATTTATCCGGGTCAATAGACAGATAAATGATGTTTTTCTGAGATAAATAAAAATCGTAAGCTGTACCAAAAGTGGGCAGTTTATAGAGCATAGTGCTCAATTAGATCTTACTTTATAAGGAGATATGTATGTCTAAGATCATCGGTATTGACCTCGGAACCACCAACTCTTGCGTGGCTATCGTCGAAAACGGAAATCCTAAAGTAATCGAAAATTCAGAAGGTGCTCGTACCACACCTAGTATCGTCGCCTATACTCCAGACGAAATTCTCGTTGGTGCTACTGCTAAAAGACAAGCAGTTACTAATCCTAAGAATACTATCTACGCTGCTAAACGTTTGATTGGACGTAAGTATTTTGAAAAAGAAGTACAAAAAGATCTTGATCTTATGCCCTACGAAATCGTCGAATCTAAAAACGGTGATGCATGGGTCAAAGCAAATGATAAAGAACTAGCACCTCCGCAGATTTCTGCAGAAGTTCTTCGTAAGATGAAAAAGACTGCAGAAGACTATCTCGGCAGCACTGTCACACAGGCTGTGATCACTGTGCCTGCTTACTTCAATGACCAACAGCGCCAGGCTACTAAAGATGCAGGACAGATTGCAGGATTAGAAGTATTGCGCATCATCAACGAACCCACAGCAGCCGCTCTAGCCTATGGTGTCGATAAAACAGATAAGAAAGATCGTAAAGTTGCTGTCTATGACCTCGGTGGTGGTACATTTGATGTATCTATTATCGAGATCGCAGATGTCGACGGCGACAAGCAAATTGAAGTCCTTTCTACCAACGGCGATACATTCTTGGGTGGTGAAGATTTTGACCAAAGATTGATGGATCACATCGTAGAAGAATTTAAGAAGTCACAGGGTGCAGATCTTTCGAAAGATCCAATCGCTCTACAGCGTATCAAAGCCGCTGCAGAAAGAACTAAGATTGAGCTTTCGTCTAGCCAGCAGAGTGAAATTAACGAACCCTATATCGCTATGAACAATGGTGCTCCGGTACATTTAACTATGAAAATCACCAGAGCTAAACTAGAAAGTCTAGTAGAGGATCTCATCGAGCGCAGCCTAGAGCCTTGCCGCATCGCTATGAAAGATGCCGGTATCGGAGCAGGAGATATCGACGAAGTGATCCTTGTTGGTGGGCAGACACGTATGCCTAAGGTGCAGGAAGCAGTTGAAAAACTATTTGGCAAAGCACCTCGCAAAGATGTCAATCCAGACGAAGCGGTGGCTGCAGGTGCTGCCATCCAGGGTGCTGTGCTAGGCGGAGACCGCACAGACGTTCTACTGTTAGATGTTACTCCTTTGAGTTTAGGTATCGAAACACTAGGCGGAGTAATGACCAAACTGATCCAAAAGAACACAACTATTCCTACCAAGGCCAGCCAAACATTCTCCACAGCAGAAGATAACCAGCCAGCAGTAGATATCAAAGTGTTCCAGGGTGAGCGTGAGCTATGTCAGCACAACAAATTGTTGGGCGAGTTCAAGCTAGACGGTATTGCTCCTGCTCGCAGAGGCATGCCTCAGATCGAAGTTACCTTTGACATTGATGCTAACGGTATCATGAATATTTCTGCTAAAGACAAGAGCACAGGCAAAGAAAACAAGATCACCATCAAGAGTGACAGTGGATTGAGCAAAGAGCAGATCGAACAGATGATCCGCGATGCTGAGATCAATGCCGAGGCAGATAAGAAGGCACGTGAACTAATCGAGACTCGCAACTCTGCAGAAGCACAGATGCATGTGGTCAAGAAAGATCTAGAGGAATACGGGGACAAGATCAAGCCTGAGGAAAAGGCAGAGATCGAATCTGTGATCACAGCAGTAGAATCAGCCATGAAGGGCGACGATCCTGCTAAAATCAAAGAAGAACTAGAAAAGGTTACACCTGCTATGAAATCTTTGATGGATGTTCGATTAGCAGAAGAGCAGGCCAAAGCACAGGGAAACAGTGCTCCGGAAGATGATGTAGTAGAAGCTACATTTACTGAGAAGGAAAACAAAAATGGCTAATGGTGGAAAAGGTTCTAGTCCGCGCCCGTACAGCGTTGATCAAAAAACCTTTGACGCTAACTGGGATGCTATTTTTAAAAAGAACAAGTCGGAAGTCGTAGAGATTTCCGACAACAAGATTGAGGATTACTCAGAAGAGGATCCTCAATAAGGGCATAGGGCCCATATTATCTTACTTTATAAGGAGATTAAAAATGACGCAACTACAACGTTTTGATACAGCCGCTCTAAATAGAGCATTAGTCGGATTTGATCGTATTTTCGACGACATGGAGCGTAGATTCGCTAACAGCGTTTCTACTAACTATCCTCCATATAACATCGCAAGACTAGAAGAAAATCTCTACGAGATCGAACTAGCTGTAACAGGCTTTGCCAAAGATGAAATCGCTGTCACAGTAGAAGCAGACAAACTTGTTATCACAGGACAGAGAAACAAGGAAGAAGATACTGGTGCTGATTTCCTACACAGAGGATTGGCCTTCCGAGATTTCGAGCGTACCTTCACGCTAGCTGATCATATGAAGATCCGTTCCGCAGAGATCAAGAACGGTGTGCTAACCATTCGCATCGAACGTGAGATCCCTGAGGAAATGAAACCTCGTGTGATTGACATCGTAGAAGTTAAGTAATATAATAATAGGGGGAGGTAACTCCCCCGTTAAACTTTAGAAAGAATATCATGCCCACAGAAGCCAAAATTGACGAAAAAGTATCTACTAAGATTTCACCTCCAAGGTTATGGAAAGTTGTGTTTCTAAATGACGATAAAACTCCTATGGAGTTCGTGATCAATCTTCTTAGCAATATCTTTAAACATTCTGAAACTAAGGCCAAAGATATTACTTTAGAAATACATAATACGGGTAGCGCGATAGCTGGAATCTATGCTTATGAAATCGCCGAACATAAAAGTGTAGAAGCCACACATCTAGCTCGAGCGAACGGATTTCCTTTGAGAATACAAATCGAAGAGGAATGACCTTAGATGACATCAAGATAATCTCTTATAATCAAACTTCAGCCAAAAGATTTGGGTACTGGGTTCGAGTTAGAGATTACAGACAAGTATCAGGAAGATACGCCAGAAAATCTTTTATCAAATTCTTAGAAGATAGCCTGGGCCCATTAGGGGAACGCTGGAATTATACCAAATACGAAAATGGTATGTACGAAATCAAATTTAACGACGAGCGAGATCTCTTGATTTTTTTATTGAAAGCTAAAGGCAGTTAAATAACAGACTATGAGCTTAAAAGAACTTACCAAAGATCTACACGATCAAGCAGAAAATACACCGTTTATGAAGGCAGTGTTTGCTAAAAATCTACCTTTAGAATTATGGACTGATTGGACATACCAACGCAGTCTATTCTACGGTGCTATCGAGGGTGCTGCAGATGCTGCTGGACTATTGGACGACCTGCCTGGAATACGACGATCATTTTATCTATATCTAGACTACAAAGAAATGGCGGGAGATCAGCGTCATCAGTTTAAACCCAGTGTTATGGAATATCACAAATATATCATCAGTCTTTATCCCGATGCCGATAGATTGATGGCACATCTCTATACTTGGCATATGGGAGATCTATTTGGCGGACAGATGATCAAGAAAATCATAGATGCACCGCATCGACACCTAGAGTTCAAAGATTCTAAAACACTGATGACTAATATACGCACCAAGCTCAAAGACGAAATGGCTGACGAAGCTAGAGTAGCATTTGAGTGGGCTATCGAAATGTTGAATGAGTACAAAGTATGAGCCAAGTATGGCAAACGCTGATTGAAATACAAGATCTATTCGTAGATCATTTTACTAAAACAGGACTAGAAATAAATGAGCCTGGTATGGAACGTTTTAACCAACCAGGTTGGGTCAATAGAGTGTGGACTGGAACATTCTATCGTAGGGCACACGTAGACGTAGTCGACGCCCGAGAAACCAAAGGACTGTGGATGATGCATTGTTGCGTTTTTCCACACACAAATAATCCTGCTCCTATTTTCGGGTTTGATGTCATCGCAGGTAAAAACAAGATCACAGGCTGTTTTGTGGATTATAGCCCTACATCAGATCGTAATCATCCGATGTGCGAATGGTTCGCAGGAGAAGTAGCAAAATTAGATTGGCGCAAAGAGCGTACACTGCCAGACTGGGCACAGCGTATTTTTAGCCCATCGATGGTTGCTGCGGGCAATGTGCAAGATGAAACAGAACTAGCACAGATACGCGAACTAGCAGAAATGTGCGTATATAATTACACAGAAACTGTGATGGAAACAGCAGGAAAAATCGCTGATAATACTTTTGAGCAAAACTATTACGCACAGAATCAAAAGCAGAATCCACACACACCTAGAGTCATGGTCAGTCTAGGACTTTCCGAAGAAGATGTTAGAGTTTTTATCCAAGATTGCCTGTTCCCTGAGATACGATAAATACTCTTATGAGATCATTTGAGTTTCTTACCGAGGCAGCGCCTCCCGAATTATCCTACAGAGGTTTGTTATATCGTCCCGGAAGAGCAGACACTTTCGTAGATCTCATACGATCCGGAGCTCATGAGTTCACCAAGAGAGATGGAACTAAAGTAGTTCTAGACAAAAAAGAAGCAGATAGAGTAAAACAACTGCTCGATAAAGCCAAACAAGATCAGGACAATAACCTTCCTGTACCTAAGGGCGGAATAGAAATCAAAGTCAAAGGTAAAGGAACCATAAACACAAATGATCTAGTCAAAGATGATGCTCTGATGGGTAAGAGAGGAGCCACTTTGCAGAAGAAAGAAAAATCTGCTGCAGGTCTTCAGCCTTCTGATTACTTCGGAATGTCAGCAGTTGATCAAGAAAAACTTCCCACTATTGCTAAGACTGATGTAGATATTCCATCTTTCCTAGAAGCAGGCGCTATACGAGCAGGAACCCTTTATGAAAAGATCGTAAAAAATCCACAACTAAAAAAATTAGATCCAGCATTAGGCAAAGCTATCAAGCAAACTGCCACTGAAATAAATTCCGGAAGGATGGCAACTGTACCTGCCGGACTGAACGAAGCTCAGCTAGGAGCTTTCAGGGACTATGCTACTGAATATCTAGGAATACTATCTCTCATCAAAGGCGGTGAAGCTATCAACTTTCCTAAGAGCGAAGCATTTTATCAGCACTTAAATTCTATGGGTTCGAAGGACCTGTCGAATCTTCTACTCTATTGGCCATCAAGCAAAGCTAACCCGTTGGCCGATACGTTGGCATTAGTCAACGAAGCAGGAAAGTCTATAGCAATTAGTAGCAAAGCAGGGCAGACCGGAAAAGGAGCTGCACCTAGCCTAGATGGTCTAACTATACCAGCGGAACTTAAAACCGGGAAGAAAGCAAAGACATTTAAAGAAGTGATAGATTTCATGGCAGCAGGACAAGCAGCATCTGGATTTACACAACCGTTCGCTCTAGCAAACGAGATAATTAAAAAGTCTTCCGATTTGATGCCTATAGCTTCTCGAATCGGATCCTTCAATCTAGAATCTCTACAATCTTCATTTAAGCAAAAAACTATCAGTCCTGAAGTTAAAAAATATCTAAGGCTTATCGATGTTTACGAAAAAACTGGGTTAAAATCTAAAGCCTCTCCTCTTCCTAAGTTGAGATATTATGTGGCAGCTGAACTGATAGAAGCAGTAAACAAAAAGAACGCATTACCTAACTTCAAATCTGCTGTTTTAGAAATATTAGGCTATAATTTCATACAGCTCAACACCAAAATCCAAGGCGGTACTATCGCAACCACTGCGAACTGGCCAGCTAAAGTCGACGGAAATATTACCTTAGTAAACAAATACGGTGGTTCAGAAACCGGCGCTAAACTATCCTGGAAACTAGACTAGTTATATCATAATATAATCTCTTCATTTGCCCCCATAAATATTATTACCCAACCCGGGAGCGAATGTAATGAAAACTATAATAAGAACGGCCTTGGCAGGATTTTTTCTGCTCTCTACAGTAGCCGTCGCACAGACCGTAGAAAACGATGTGGACGGTTACTATGACAGCAGCACTCTGGTAGATACCAACAACAACTCTACCAGCAACAGCACGGTCAACACGACCAGCAACAATACCAATACCAACAACAATACGAACACTACTACAGTAGATAGCACTAATACCAATACCAATATCAACACTTCTACCAGCACAAATGTCAACACGAACAACAACATAAACTCAGGTGAGCAGACATTCAACAACAACAATGTCAACACCACGACGTCTAATAACACCAACACTAATATCAATACATCGACGTCTAATAACACCAACACTAATATCAATACTACAACGTCTAATAACACCAACACTAATATCAATACATCGACGTCTGAAAACACAAACGTTAATACCTCTACTTCTACCAACACTAATACAAATAACAACAATAACACCAATACTACCACATCGAACAACACCAATGTCAACAAGAATGAAAATTCTGGCACGATGACCAATAACAATAACAACAAGATAGAGCAGACCGTAAAAAGTCCTCCGCCCAGCGCCATAGCACCTGCCATGATGAGTGGCGGTAACAGTGACCTCTGCACCACAGGAACATCAGGTTCCGTGCAGACACAGATCATGGGTGTGGCCAGTGGCAGCACGGTGAGAGATCTCAACTGCGAAAGATTGAAGAATGCCAAGGTGTTATACGACATGGGCATGAAGGTCGCGGCTGTGGCCACATTGTGCCAAGACCGTAGAGTGTTTGATGCCATGTGGAACGCAGGCACACCTTGTCCTTATGAGGGCATGATAGGCGCACAGGCCAAAGTAGCATGGGAACAGAATCCAGACAAGATTCCACAACACGAGGAACAACCAGGTGACGAATTCTATAAGAAAGCCAGTTTTGGCGCTCTTCTTGGCTATCTGCTTTTCATACTCTAACGCACAACAAGTAGATAGCACAGGTAATCTCATAGACAACAGCCAGTGGACTGGGGTCGGTGCTTATGCACCTGATCCTAACAACTGCTGCTCTAATCCAGGAGGAAGCCAACCTCTCTACGATACCTCGTCTGATACTATCAAGTTCAGTTATGGACAAGCTACTGTAGGACAGATCATCGGTATCAACAATGCCCTGGGCAGTTCTGGTCTACAGGTCCATGGATACACGTTCCAGTATGATGCCAAGACTGTTAGCGAAAATGGATCGGGATCAGATCCCTTGACATCTTCCAGTTACCTAAAGGACGGCAGTGGAAATGTTTTAGCATCCACTACTTACGAGCACGGTGTCCATGATTGGCAGACGTTTAGTGTATCAAGGACGCTGACTGATCCCTATAGCATATCAGGTGGCGGAACAATAGGTGTAGAGTTTTCAGGAAAAGATTCTGGTTTCTGGGCCGGTTTATATGGTCCACAGGTTCGTAATGTTGATGTACGTTTAAACTATTCAGTAG